CTTATTTTCAACCGCATATTTTCTAAGATCCTTTGAATCTGTTATTGGCATTTTGTTTTCAATAAAACTATGTATTTCCATAGGATTTCTATTTCCATTAATAGATTGTATCATCATTTCAAGCCTTTTTGTTACAATAGGAGCCACCCCTTGTCCGTTCCAACTATCTCTTATTTTATCAATTTCCGTCTCTTGTTTTTGTGTTAAAAACTTAAATGTAATATTAATACCGGATTTTTTTAGAAAAAATGGATATTCACCATTAGCATCCGCAACCAAAGTAAAATCTTTCATTTTTAATACCGATAAATCTAAAACCACATCAAAACTTTGTTTTGTTTTTGGATCAACTATTGTCATAGTATAATCGGATCCAAATGCAGTGTTTCTTAGAAATATTAATACTGCCTGCCTATCCTCATCAACAATATCATCAAGTTCTAAATCTTTATCCAATATTTTTCTCTTTAATAATTCATCAATAACACCACCCGACGCAATTAAATTTACTGATGATAATATATTTTCATCTGCAGCAGTTAAATAAGCCACTCTAACTGATTTTTTCTTATTTGCATAGTGTATTCCTCTACTTGGTAATTCAACAACATCATATGATATTGAAGGGTCAATTCTAAATTCTTCCATGTCTTTTTATTTTATTATAAGTATTATATATAAAATTTTGATTAAAGTACATTGTATTCCCATCGAATATGACCGCAATCATAAATTCTATATATTTTTCTATCGAACATTATTTCTTTCTCCGTTTTATTTTTATCATACCCTTCTTTAACCAATATCGATTTTCTAAAATTAAATCTATAATATCGTAAACCATTAATAACATACCAATAATTTGGGCCAGATTGCGATTTTCTTTTGAACCCCAAATTTTTATACACATCTCCATTAAATAATCTAATATCAGAATATGATATGAGTTTATTTGGATGATAATTATTAATAAAATATTTAAAAAGCTTTCCAGCTGCGCCTACCACGTTGGTATTTATCTTATTACAAAACCTAGTAAGTTCCCATTCGGCACTTTTTCCGCCCATTAATATTCTACCCTTTGAAAATGTCATAACAGAAACCAAATCATCCTGATAATATAACCCAATTTTTACTTTTGAATTAACATTACCTTGAATATGATTTTCATTTAAAAATTTTTTACACGTAGATGAATCTATGTCTTTTATTAAACATTTTCTTCCAAATATTGAATTGTCTGTTTTCTTCAGTCTATTTTTTATAATTGATTTAACAATTTCTTTCTTATTTACCCATTCATCTTCAAATATATGAATTAATTCTATGTTTTTTTCTTGACATCCAATAGTTTTTTTTAAATGATAATCAAACGGATAAAATAACTCATTATGCCAATATACTCCATCAATTTCGATGGCTAAATTATAATCAGGTATAATTATATCTAATTCCTTACCATTTAATTCTTTTTTTGATGAACATTTATGTGGAATTAATAATGTTTCTAAAAATTTACTCAATTCAATTTCGTGACCACTTCTATTCGATTGTCCTATAGGATTACAATGAACACATATTACATAATTCCTTTTATTTCTTTCATATAATAATTGCTTAGTTAATTCACTTTCTTTTCCACATTCATTACATTTAATTCTAACCATTAATTTACCAACATTAATAAAATTAATATTGGGATACAGTAATTTATAGTTTTTAATGATTTTATTGTAATAGTTGTTTGATTTTGAATAATTATCAACACCATATTTTTTATTACATGTTATTTTATATTGATTCCAATTATTATAATTCTCATTTCCATATTTTTTTAATCTTGTTTTTTTTGATTGTTCTAAATTATTGTAATTTTCGTCACCATATTTTTCTAACTTTGTTTTTCTCTGTTTTATAATAAATTCTTTATGTTGAGGATAAAAGTCTACATTATATTTTCGATTGAATGTTTTTTTTTGTCTTTTGATCATTTCTTCTTTATTTTCATTAATACATTTCAAAGAACAAAATTCTCCATAAGGCTTATCAAATCTATTTCTGAATTTAATTTCACGGCCGCATGTTTTACACTTTGGTCTTTCATTTAAATTATTATAATAGAACCATATCTTTTCTTTAAAAGATAAATTAATATTAAATTTTTTTGAATAATTAAGAATTTTAGAATATAACTCTGAATGATTTTTGGATAACCATCTTTCTTGCGTTTTATATCCCGACTTATTGTTTGTGGTAAAAAAAGAAAAATCCATATATTCATAAATTTTATAATAAATATACGGATTTTATTTTAGGTTGTCAAGGATATGTAAAAATATTTATTTATAGAACAACCAACTAATTGATTATCAGGATTTTAATACACTTGTATACAACGATCCATACGAAGAGATGCATCTATACTAGCTAATTCATCATTTTTATAATCAAGATCGCCAAAGTTAAGACTTGTTAAAAAAGTACCTTGAAGAATCCATTTTTCAACCACAACGCCTGTTGGATCAAGCATTTCCAACTCAACATCTTTCTTATATCCTGCTGCGTATCCCATTCTACCTGTAACTGACTCCGCATGTAAGCGAAACCATTCCATCAATGCTTGAGAAGCTGATGGTCCAATCGGATCTTTAAATGTAACTTTAAGTTCTTCCCAAACAAATCTACCAGCAACATATGTTGATGTATTCAAGAAGGGAATCTCTACTGGATTTATTTTTGAACTCGGTCTTGCGGATGATGTAACATACCATTCGTTTATACCTAGACTCGATGGGAATCTAAGAATAAATCGGTTCTTTCTTTTCGGTTCATAAGGAACCGGCATTTTCATTAATAGATCTGCCATTTTATCTTAGTTAATTTGTTTATTATTATTCTTATAAATATATTAAAAATTAAAAAACATTATCTATTTGATTTTTTCGATTTTTTTTCGTAAATTTCCAATAGGTCCAATATATTATTATAAATACTGGAAGATTTAATTACTATCATCATAGTAATAAAAAATGTGAATAATTAAAAAATATTTTTAAATTACTTGACTTTCTTCAAAAAATTTCGTATATTTATGGACCCCCATCAGGTTCCACTATAAGGCCCGAATTACTGCTTCTGCCGGCCCAAAATCAAAAGGGCTAGAAGTATTAATAAAAAAAAATACTAGAAAATACTAGTATAATACTGGGTAAATTTTCACCAATAAAAAAAGGGTTGTTTCCAACCCTTCTTTGTATAAAACACTAGTTTGCCGAATAAGGGGATTAAATATTTTCAAATGATGCTCCTGTTGGAGTAATAATAAATTCAATATCAATAAATTCCAAAGATCTCGTAGGTTTAATATAAATTTTACCTCTAAGAGTGTTTTGGTCAATATCTTCAGGATCGTTTGAGACTACAACTCGGAAATCATAGATTCCTCTTTCTTTCTTAATTGCTTCAAGAATTGGATTTACCAATCTTAAAAATTCTGCTCTTACTTGTTCATCATTTTGTTCAAAAAGTAATCTGACCGCAACAGCTGAAATTAGTTTTCTTGCTCTCAATAATAATCTTCTAACATTAATTCTATCCAACGCCGATTCTTTAACCTGAAGAGTTTTATTTCCCCAAATAATTGGTCCCGTATCAGAAAAGGTTGCAATTGGATTAATTCTCATTTTATAAAGATCATCTCTTTCATCAAGAGTTAATTTTTTAGCCGCTTTAACAGCATTTACAAGACCTCTCGAATATCCTGCCACCGCAAACCATGGATAAGACACATTATCAGTTAAGCCTATATTTCTAACGACTTCTCCTGTTGGTGGAATAAATAGTTGTGTTGAATTATCATTATCCCTAATCTGTATCCAAGGCCAGTATACGGCCGAATAGTTGGAATCCAATCCAATTGTGTCTAAATCATCAATAACTTCATCTGCAGTTGAACGATTCGCAGAAGCAATTATATAAAGAGAATCCGCTCTATCTGTTTCAACCATATCAATAGCTTGTGTAGTTAAAGAAGAATGATCATAAAAGTTAATACCTGGTGTTGCAAAAACATTAATATCAACAGCTTCAGGGTTTGCAAATGTATTAATACCTTCAAGAAATGCATAATAATCAGAATTTCCAACTGCTATATTAAATACTCCTCCGTTATCGGTATTGTTATTAACATAAGTTGTTTTACCAAAAATGTATGTGTCGCTATATGTTCTAACATTTCTATAAATGTCCCATCCATCAAATCCTCCACATACGCCAAAAGTAAATTTACGTGATGCAACAGTATCAAGCGATCCTTTAGACGTTCCCTCTAAGTCATATGGAGTACAATCATATTCATATCCTGTAATAGTATTACCGGTTATTCCTGCGGCATTTACTGATAAGTGAAATCCAGTAGATGTTGTACTTGCTGCTATTCCTTTATATTTAAATAAATCAGAATCAAATCCCATTTGTGAAGATAGACCCAGAGAAACTTTTTTAACTTTATCGGTAGGTACGTCATCTGGTACACCACCAGTATATGTAACAACGTCGCCAGCCGTATAATATTGAGTTTTATACATAACATTACCCAATACTGATTGAGCCACTTCATCAGCAATAAATCCTTTAAATCCTGCGGGAACAGCATCCAATGGATGCTCTTCATTCATTACCAGCATAATGTATTTTGATTTCAATTCATATTTAGTGTCAGATGTTCCGATTTTTAATGCCACATATCCCGGTAATTCAGAATTCATTGTGCATCTTGAATATTTTTCAAGAACAACCATATTATCATCTGTATCATTAAAATCACGAACCATTACGTCAAATTCACCAGTTTCAAGATCTATATTTAATATTGTAACTTTAACTTGATAGTTTGCTGAATCTCCATCTGGAATTGTTAAAACTTGGAATAATTCATCAACTTTTCCTCCTCTGACTTCTGAAACAACCATTGGAGACGCCGGTGTATCCCACCCAGTTATAAAATCATCACCAACCGTATGATATCCAGTGGTTAAATTTAATCCTCTAATTAATCCACGATCATTAAGAGCATTAACTAAATTTGGATATACTTCATAAACATATAATGGATAATCAGAATAATTTTTATCATAAACATCTACCCCCAATACTTTTGATATATAATGTGTTGATGTTTTATCTAGTGAACATGTAAATGTTTTTACTGTTCCACCATCTGTACTAATAGTAGCTGTAAAATCTTCTAACGTATTAGATTCAATGGTACTAGACGATATCGTGAATCCGGTAGAAAGAGTTACTTCTAATGCTAATGTGGAAACTGTTGAATAATGTCCTCTTGATCTTAAAGCCGCTA